CTTCTGTTTTTACACCATCGATTTTCTTCTGAAACCAGTTAGAGATATGATTGTGGAGTCCTTTGACATGATCGCGCACATTTGGGAATGGTACACCCGCGCGCACATATGTATTATTATGTGCTTTGACTTGCATCTTCAGGTCATCGTCATTGGCAATCATATTGATCAGAGATGCATCGATAGTACGAAAGATTTTCCCTGCTTCTGATAATACGGCAGTTACACGTGCCGTTTCTGCCGCATCAAATGTAGCCGTACCAGATACATCACGATAAGTTGCATCATCTTGCCAAACAGATGGTACATTCTTTAATTTATTGACAATATCCTTGCCGAAACTGGCCTTCATGTCTCGAATGTCACTACCAGTATATGTCGTATGCCACACAACTCCAATGCGTGCTTTCGCAATGCGTGCTCCAAGCTTTGATTTTACAGGAACAGCATAGACAATTGTATTTGGATGAAAGGTGATATACTTCTCATTGTCGATTGTCTCGGCTTTAAGATCTCCCTTGGTAAACATGAGATCACCTTGATAAACAACACCGTTCTTGATACCAAGCTTTGAGAACTCAGTTAGCGCAATCTGGAATTTCTTTGCGAGATCACCCGACAATGACTTTTTGATATCTGCAGACGTCTTAAACATCTGAGGATTGACATTGAACAATCCTTTCTTAGCAACAAAAAAGCGACCATCTTGAGGATCGATGCCAGCGAATATCGCGGGCGCACCATCCCATTTTACGGTCGCATTGATGTGTCTTTTTTCATGCCCAGCAAGCATATCTCTAAGATTTCTCAGAGAATTAATAGCCTCACGAGCACCATTGACTCCTTTATTGAAGATCTCATCCTCGAGATGCTCCATATGTGTGTTCTTGGATTCTATCAGTTCTTCCATCTTTTCTTGTATATTCTCCAAACTCTTCGTATAGTATTTCCATCTGAGTATTTGCCTCAACTTCCCATGGCAATGCATTATATTGTTCAGAGTTTAATGGCCACTTTCTGAAATTATATGGATGTGGCTTTCCCTCCCAATAGACATAATCAATAGGATCTAATTCTGGAAAGTACGCTGCATCATCAGGAACCTCTGGAATTTCAAAATACTCAACATCCATTTCAAGACGTTTCTCATGGAATTGCTTTAAATGTGTAAGTTCATGAAACAATGTTTCAAGTGTATAACAAAATCTACGCTCTTTTGCTATTTCTATTAAATACTCATTTTCATTTCTATCTTCAACAGATGCAACACCATTAGAATTAAGAACATTTATAGATTCAAATCGAATAGTAAGAACAACATTGTCTACTTCAGGTAATTCTCTTTCAAAAAAGAATTTTGTGGCTCTGTAAACTGTTTCTTCTATTGCTTGATTTCTAGCATTCTCCACAAACACAGCGAACATAATATAATATCCTCTTTAAGATTTAGGTCTCCAAAACTTCCAATCAATTTTCTTCTTAATATAATATCCAATTAGAAACAGACCCACAAAAAGAAATCCGACACCAGCAAAATGAAAAATATCGGTTACTTCAAGATTAAAAAACCCAGCAACTCCAATCGTAGTAGAAGGAGACTCAACAGTCATTTGCTGCTGAGGCTCGTAATATCCTTCTTTGCTTACGGGAGCCATTGCTTAACTCTTTTTAACAATCTGTCTATTCTTGAACTCAAGCTGAGCCAGAAATGTATACATAAGGGCTCTACCTTTCACCTCCGTATCTCCTCCATCTGTTGGTTCTTCACCAGGTGCTCCAAGAATTTCTTCAAGTTTAGCATTGATTCGATCGATGTATCCAAAAATGATTTCTTCACCAACCTGATCAACAATATCTTCCCAATAGCCACGATAAAGAACATTATCAGACGGAGTTCTATATGCAGATTTGTCATCAGCTTGCATTGTCCAATAACGTTCAAGTATCATCCATTCGTTACGAGCTTCTTTACCATCACGTTGATAGGCAAGAACAAGAGACGGAGCAATTGCAATGTTATCGACAAATAGAGCAATAGTATGAGTGCCATCTGAAGCAGATGGTTCAGCATCAGCAAGAATATGTTTAGCAGTTAATTGAAACTCTGGAAAACCAGTAGCCATAATAGATGTCCTCATAAAAATAATTCAATCTATTTATAAGACAACTATCTTCTTGGATTGAGGTGTTCGTAACTACTGGTCAAACCGTTTGTTTTACCCTCAGCTCCTCTAGAAGCAATAGCTTGTTTTCTTGTTCTCCATGTCCATGGTGGTTTTGGAATTTTAGAATTTATCGCTGTCATGGTTGGGCAACGTATAATCTTTCCACCATTTGAAAAATACTCTTTAAGACAATTATCTCTATCTGAGTCAGAAGTCATTCTTAGACTCCTATTTAAATCTTATTAAAGCCGAACATTCCAACGCGGTATGTCTTAACGTCGGCGGGGTTATCAGAAGAACGGACAACCAAGCGATCACCCATCGAGGTACTTTGAAGACCATATGTCTTCCCATCGATTTCGTGAAGCGGTTGAACGGGAGTAACATCTTCGCACCAGTCCAGATTTTCAGAACCGTCTTCGAGAATTTTATCACGGGACCAGGAACCTTCAATATTTTGTGTCCAGCGATATGCATATTCCAGAGCTTCGTCAACGTCAGCTACAGGAAAATCCACAAAAACGTCAGCAGCATGGACAAAATCGACTTTGTCGCCGTCGCGGTTGATATTTTTGTGATGGACTTCAATTTGATAAGGCATTTCGTTTTTCCTCTTTTCCGATTTGATAAGTTAATTCTACCAGGAAATGGATAATTCGTCAATGATTATTTTAGTCAACAAAAACAGGCACTTAGGACAAATCAATCCCTAAGTGCCTGTTATTACACTATAAAGTTTTTTTCGAGTGTAAAATCAATAGGTTAGAGCAAGGATAAAGGAAATTGTCAAGGCCAGACCTGATAACAACCCTGAGATAAATTCTGAACCATCCCCTTCGGCTGTTTTTGCTCGACCTTTCAGTTTGTTGGCAATCCAACTACCGACTGGATAATAAACCACCCAAGCAAGGAACCCTCCAATCAAAAACCACCAACTCCCGAAAAATAGTCCTATAGCACCAAAAGGAATGAGATGTCTCCAAAGCATATAGAAATACCAGACAATTCCCATCTCATCACCAATGTTCTTTCTGAAGATATTCATCAAACCTTCAAGAATGATATCATCATCCGGAACAATTATTTGTTTTGGTCCTCTAAGACTTGTTCCGCACCCACCTGTCAACCATTCAGCAGACCAAGCAACCGCTGCTATTAAAAAGATATATCCATCTACTGTTATAGGAATAAATTGCCAACCAAGATATGCAACAAGAACAGCAAACAAAAAAGTAGCTACAGATTTTTCTCTAGGAATATTCCAATAGACTTTAAAGAAACCTGCCACATATCCAGTTAATAGAGGAAATAGAAGTGTTAGTAGAATTTCAACCATATGTCTCTCCCTTTTCATCAAGATTCAAAACTGGTCCATCGAAAAGAAAACTTGGAGGAGGACCATCGAATGGTATACCTCTTTGAAGCTTACTTAGCATTGATTGGCATTTCATCCATTTCTTTGAACAGATAATACCACGGCCATTTTCTAAAATCCACCATTTGGTATTGATGTTCTCTATGTCGTATTCTTTCTTAAACATTATTGCATTAATTTGGAAAAGTCTTTTCTTCCAGCCTTTCGTGTTATAAATTGCATAGTTTCATCTTCAGAACGTCTTTCTTCATAATGCGTATTATCCATCACAGGAATATCTTCAGGATCATCCTGTGGTGCATCGGACAATCTCATTCTTGATTTATCTACATTTACCACAAATCGACGGAAACGAGCTGGATCGTTATATCTATTCTTCAATTGTTTGATTGATAGTTGCCCAAGATCTTCAAGCGCTTCCGATGTTGTAACTGAGAACATAAGATCAGCCGTAGCCGGTAGACCGAACGATTCCGCAGTATCTTCTAAACCTGGATCTGAATTTGTGTATCCAGTTCTGTTCAGCTGTGTTGCAGTGACGATAGGAACATCAAATTCTCCACCGAGACCACGAACTTCTTCAGCAATAGCTTTAATGTATGTATACGAATTAACGATATTGTTCTTCATACGACTGGAAGCACAGATATTGATATAGTCGATATAGATGATATCCGGTCTAAAGTTTTCCTTAATACGAAGCTCAGACAGCAAATGACGAAAATGACCACTATGTGCAGACGCTGTTGGAAAATCTTTGACAATCAGTCGACCCTGTGTCTTAGATCTCAACCTTTCTACTTTATCCTTATAATATTTCTTTGGATATGTCGGCAACTCTGAGATATCGATATCAAGAAGATTAGCATCAATACGTTGAGAGATTTTATCTTCTCCCATCTCAAGACTGATGTATAATACATTTTTACCAGCCAATAGATTTTTAGCGGCGAAATCACACATCAATAGAGTTTTACCAACACCAGTTCCAGCTGCAATAACCGTCAGAGAAGCTGGTGGTAAACCTCCTCCAGTAATCTTATCGAACATTTCAAGTCCGAGAGATACTTTCTTTTCTATGCGATGATAGGCTTCCCAACGCGCTTCCGCGTCTCTTAAAAAGTCATGACCAATGTGACTATCAAAACAGACAGCCAACGCGTCAGAAAGAATTGCTGGAATGGAACCTTTGTCTTTATCTTTAGAACGACCATCTAGAATAGCAATCGATTCCATGATACTGTTATAGACAGCACGATCTTGAAAATACTTTTCAGTACCATCGACCATCCATTGCAATTCTTTTGGCTCAGAATTGAAGTCATTAAGAAACTCAGAGATCTCTTTATACTGATCTTCTGTTACACGATCATCTTCGAGTTCTATTTTTAGAATATCAACAGTAGGAGTCTTATTATACTTTTCAGTAAAGGAAACAATCTTACGAATTAGATGTTTGTGTGTGTCTGACTCAAAATAATCATAATTTATAAAC